ATCCTCCGTATGGGATTCCTGCCGGAAGTGCGTTTGTGAGAACCAATACGAAGTCGATTGATGATGGAAGTGGCAGTTACAATGAAGGAATTGAGTTGGACGAATGGCTGTATGATTGTGGTGCTTTCACAGAGGATGCAAATTTTGCTGTTTTTCATCGACGAGGAGATACTTTGCCTAGTAAATTCATACCATGGCATAAATACTATTTAGTAAAGAAAGCACCGCCGCCAACTCCCCGTCCTTGTTTCGTGTCGGCAGTTGAAGAATGTACGATTGGCGTTTTTCACAAAGGAAAAAGACGTTGGTTTGGAACTGGGCATGAACCAAACTATTGGTTTGGATTGACACCGAATAGGAAGAATCAGTCACACGGACATCCTACAGAAAAGCCGCTTGAAGTTTTTGTTGGTTTAATTCGCTGTCTTTCTGGTGATATGGATGTTGTTTGTGATCCGTTTCTTGGAAGTGGAACTACTTTGGTGGCTTGTAAACAACTTGGTCGTAGTGGAATTGGGATTGAAATTGAAGAGAAGTATTGTGAGATAGCGGCCAATCGTTTGGACATAAGTAGGCGTTTCCAAATGAATGACGAAACAAAACTAGGACCATTGTTTGGCATGGAATGATTTCATGTTTTTCGACGAAGATGACTTGGATGTTGAAGACCCTCGGTTGATGCAAGTATCTGCATGTGGAACGTGTGGATTACATGACGGCTGCGAATCGCCCAAGATGCCGGTGACTGGTGATGGGCAGAGGGGGATACTTGTTATTGCCGAAGCCCCTGGACAGACGGAGGATGAAAGGGGTGTTCAGTTGATTGGTAAGGCTGGACAGAGATTAAGGGAAACGCTGTGTGATTTGAACTGCGATCTTGATACCGATTGTTGGAAGACAAATGCGGTAATTTGCCGTCCCCCAAACAACAAGCTGGATAACAAGTGCATTGATTTCTGTCGACCGAATGTGTATGCAGCAATTGAAGAGTTTCGACCGAAGGTAATCATCTTGTTGGGCGCTTCGTCAGTGCGTTCGGTGATTGGTAGGGAGTGGACCGGAGATATAGGCGCGTTCGGTCGGTGGGTAGGATGGAAGATTCCCATGCAATCTCTGAATGCTTGGGTGTGCCCTACCTACCACCCTTCTTATCTTCTGAGGAAGAAGAACCCTTTGCTCGATTTGTGGTTCAAAAAGCACCTCTCGGAAGCACTTTCTCTTTTGGGCAGGCCATGGGTTACGGTTCCTTCGTTTCAGGATGAGGTTACGATTGAGGAATCACCATCGGATGCGGCAGACATCATTCGGGATATGTCGGACAGGTTTCAGGGTGAGCCGGTAGCGTTTGACTATGAGACTGACAGGCTGAAACCTGACAACCCGAACAGTCAGATACGTACTTGTGCCATTTGTTGGGCTGGTAAGTACACCCTGGCCTATCCGTGGCATGGTGATGCTGTTAAGGCAACGTCTGAGGTCTTGCAGAGCAAAGTCCCTAAGTACGGAACGAACATCAAGTTTGAACAGAGGTGGACGAAAGCCATCCTGGGCCACGGTGTTCGTAATTGGAAATGGGACACCATGCAAGCTGCTCATATTTTGGATTGTCGTCCAGGCATAACCTCTGTGAAGTTCCAAGCTTTCGTCCGATTAGGACAGGCATTGTGGTCTGGTAGGGTGGATGACTTTCTGAAAGCTTCTTCTGGTAATGCCAAGAACAAGATTGCCAAAGCGGAACTATCTGATTTGCTTTTGTACAACGGAATGGACTCGTTGATTGAGTACAAGGTGGCGGTGCATCAAATGGCCGAAATGGAGGACATGGTGCAATGACACTACGTGATGAAATAAGTGATAAGATTGCTACGGATGAAGAAGTGGGCAGAAGGATCGCTGCAAGGCGGGCTGCTGAGGAAGTGGCATCCCTGGCTGATGAGGAGGCGGTTATCCATGGCAAGTTGTTCTGGATTCACTTGCACAGGATTTGCAGTGCTCATGTCCCCTGTGAACGGGATGATAAGAAACCACGCCGCGCCATGTCGGAGGCAGAGTCGAAGTTATTCGGAAACCAGTTCATGCCATTTGGTGAGTTTGAGGGAGTGAGGATTGACGAGGTGCCGTTGGATCGACTGGTGTGGTATGCGGAACAGACATTCACTGAGAAGCTTCGGCGTTACATAGCGTCCAGGAGGGTTCAGGATGAAGCTAAAACCGACGACTGAGGACGCATATAGGTTGATGCACGAAGGTTCTCTTGCCTTGGCAGAGGTTGAGGCTGCCGGAATGCGAATCGACGTTGCCCAGTTGAATCGCATGATGGAGAAGACCAAGTCGGAAATAACTGAGTTGGAGGAGGAACTGAAGAAGGATAATGTGTGGCGATTGTGGAAACGCCGATACCCAAATGCCAAGATGGATAGTCGTGTGCAGTTGGGAACGATTCTGATTGATGAGTTGGGATACGAGCCGACAAGGTATACGTCAGGAGGAAAGAGCGGCAAGAAGAGAGGAAAGATGGATGAGGAGGAACTTGAAAAGGTCGATCATCCATTCGCTAAGAAATATGTTCTGTTACAAAAGTTGAAGAAACTCCATGGGACATTTCTGAAGGGCATTTTGCGAGAGGTTCAGGACGGGTATTTGCACCCATCATACAATCTTCATTTTGTATGGACTTTTAGAAGTTGTGTAGCGAAGGGAACACTGATTGAAGTCGTCAGGGATGTAAGTGAGAAACCGAAAGGCGTTCCGATTGAAGATGTCTCTGTTGGTGATTTTGTGTACTGTTACGATGACAATTTGAATCTTGTTTTGAAAAAGGTTTTGTGGGCAGGCAAGACTGGAAGAAGGAAAGTAGTGCGACTCCATTGGAGTGCCAGGGGAAAGAAGGGCTATCTTGATGTCACTCCAGAGCACAAGATTCGATTGACCAATGGGACGTATGTAGAAGCTAGGGAATTTGCCAGTTGTGATGATTTTAGGTCGTCAGACGCAAGCCGTCACTCCCCCAAAAAGGGAGTTTTAGCACTAGGACGGGTGAAGGACCGTCTTTTTGTTACGGGGCAATCGAAATCAATTCTGGATCATCGATTTGTTTTTGAACAACTGATCGATGATTTGAAAGATGGAGAGATTGTTCATCATTTGGATGAAAACCATTTGAATAACAATCCCAGTAACTTGCATAGAACTACGCTATCGGAGCATGCGTCAAAATGGCACGAAATAAGAAACACAGAAGAATCGCAGGAGAGATCACGCAGGACCAGATTGCGAAAGATTGCTGATGGTCATATTGTTTATGCAAGAGGACCGGAACATTCGGAATGGCTACACGTTGGCAAGTTTCGTTTTTTAAGGATGTTATCCAAGGCTGGGGGATGCTTGACAAAGATGCCCCATGACTTTGCTGTATTGAAACGAAAGGCCGCGTTGATTGGCATTGATTTGAAGGCAGTAAAAGACAGGTATACGCCCGATGGTCGATACATTTCGCTGGGAATGTTGAAAGAGGTTAGTTCTTTGGGGTTTACTGCCGTTAGAAAGCAATTGGGCATTGGGTATTATCGACTGAAGCGATTGTGTGATTCCAGAGGAATTCAATGGGAGAAAAGATACGCTAATCAATTCGGAACGTGCGAGATAAACAACCACAAAATTATCAAGGTGGAGTGGGTGGAGGAAGAGACAGACGTTTACGATTTGGAGATTGAGGACGAACACAATTTCATAGCCAATGAGATTTGTGTTCACAATTCCTGTGACACCCCAAACCTTCAAAATCAGCCTATTAGAAACCCTTTGGTTGCGGAGAGGGTGAGAACTTGCTTCGTTCCGCGAGACGATCATGTGATACTTGAGATTGATTATGGGGCATTGGAGTTTCGTGGAGGTGCGTGCTTTTGGAGGGATAAGGCCATGGTCGCTTATGCCTCCGATCCTTCATTGGACATTCATCGGGACATGGCGGCAGAGTGCTATATGCTGGATGAAGTTCCGAAGACGGCTAGGTTCTATGCCAAGAATCAATTTGTGTTCCCTACTCTGTATGGATCATTCTACAAAAACACATCCAAGAATTTGTGGAATGCTATTGATATGGGGGAGTTGGTTACGGCAGACGGCAAGCCGATGAAGGAGCATCTGGCCGATAAGGGAATCAAAAAACTGGGCAGATGTGATTATGATGAGAGGGCCAAAAAGGGCACGTTTGAGTACCACGTTATGAAGGTTGAGGAGCAGTTTTGTGACCGTTTCCATCAATGGAACGAGAGGAAGGAGGTTTGGTGGAAAAGGTATCTGAAGACGGGGCAGTTTAGGCTCATGACAGGCTTCGTGTGTTCAGGTGTGTTCACTAAGAATAACCTTTACAACACACCGATTCAGGGACCGGCATTTCATTTGCTGCTCTGGTCTTTGATCCAGACTGTGAAGTGGATCAAGAGGAGTAAAATGCGAAGCAGGGTTGTAGGACAGATTCATGATTCTCTGATACTTGATGTACATAAGGACGAGTTACAAGATGTGCTTGAAAAGGTCAAGCAAATCATGACTGTGGATGTTAGAAATCATTGGGATTGGGTGATCACACCACTTGAAATCGAAGCTGAGATGGCTGAGACCAATTGGTATGAGAAACAGGAGATCGAGATATGAGAATCCAAGTCAATGGAAAGTACACTTTCGAGTGTGACGAGGAGGTTCGGGTAGGGGACGAGGTGCTGTGCCCGAGTGAGTTCAGTGGTGACTGGGTAGGGAAGGTCACTGCTTTGGAGGGTGAGTATGAGACCAGTTACAGCGGCCCGGTCAAGAAGATCATCAGCGTGCTGACTGACGAGTATGATGATGAGGAGGGGTGCTGTGATGAGGATGATTATGACACTATTTAGGATTGGGAGGACGATTGATGAGTCATGGATTGCAGATTCTAAAACGGCCTGCCAGTTTCAATGAAGTCATTGGACAGGATGAGGCAATTTCCTTGCTGAAGTCTATGGGTAAGGCTGGGAAGATGCCGCACTTCATTATGTTCACTGGTCCTCCTGGTTGCGGAAAGACCACACTGGCCAGGATCGTGGCAAAGAAGTTGAAGTGCAATGGTGATGATTTCACAGAAGTCAACGCTGCTGAAGACCGTGGCATTGATCTTGTTCGCAGGATTAAGACCCAGATGGAGTACAGGGCGACCGAGGGAGATAACCGCGCCTGGCTCATTGATGAGGCACATCAAATTACTGCCGATGCCTCTGGCGCGTTCTTGAAGATTTTGGAGGACACGCCGGATCATGTGTACTTCTTTTTCTGTACTACTGATCCACAGAAGATCAAGGATACGATCAAGAGCCGTGCCACGATTTTGGAGTTGAAACACGTTGGACGGGTAGAGATGACGAAACTGGTCGAACGTGTTGCTGGGGAAGAATCGATCAGCCTTACTGAGGATGTTACGGATAAGATCGTGGATATTGCAGGAGGTAGTCCGCGAAAGGCCATGGTGCTTCTGACTCAGATGATTGGTATTGATGATGAGGAAGAGAGGTTGGATGTATTACAGTCCTCCGATCCGTCCAGAGATTCGATAGAGATTGCCAGGAAGTTGATAAACCCGTCGACCACGTGGAAGGAGATGTCCGCTGTGCTCAATTCCATAGAAGGATTGGATGAGCAAGCTGAAAGCATCCGGTACATGGTCCTGTCGTATATGAAAAAGGTTGCGTTGGGCAATGCGAAGATGGCGAGCAGGGCTTGTGAGGTGATTGAACTATTTCGAGACAATTGGTACGATTGCAAATCGTCGGGACTGGTTTCTGCATGTTTTCATGCGATTTATACCGACTGAGAAAATTGTCAAACGTATAATAGATAATAGGAGAACGACATGTCTGGCAAATTCTCATTGGAAATCGATCCCTTTGCTCTTGACGAGGAATGGGTAGAACAACCGGAGAGGTATAACGAATTGGCGCGTAGGGCGGCATTAGCAAGAAAGGAACACGATGAGGCGAAAGCACAACTAGAACTGACGAGCGCGGAACTTTCGGATGCCATTCGATCTGATCCCGATTCGTTTGGTTTGGTGAAAGTCACTGAGGCGTCCATTAGTTCAAAGATTTTGCAGCAGCAGACGTATAAGGATGCTTTGGATGAGGTGATTGAGAAGAGACATGATTTGGAGGTGTTACAAGGTGCGTTGACAGCGATGGATCACAGGAAGACAGCGCTCAGTAAGTTAGTCGATTTACACCTGTCGTCTTATTACAGCAAGCCCAGTGCGTCTTCTGGTTCCAGGGAAAAGATGGAGGAAGTTGAAAAACACGACGCACGTCAGAGGACGAAACGTCGTCGATTGAAGATGGAAGAAGGCGACTGATGTTAATCAACATTTTGTGGTTTCTGCTGTTTGTTCTGCTATGGCCGTTTTTGGTTTACCTGACGGTTAAAATGGCGACAATAGCTTTCTACCATGGTAGACGGTTTTACAAACGAGAATTCGAGGAGAATTGTGATGGCGAGATCGAGGAAGCAAAGACAGCGGGTTTCGGCACGGAAGAGGGCCGAGACGCATAGGAGCGGACTGCAATCCACTTCACTAGACTTTCCCGAGGGTGTTCAGTTGTTCAAGCTGGACTCAGACAAGACCCGGAGGATTGACATTATTCCCTATGTCGTAGGGTCAGGGAACCCCGAAGCTGACAAGGGAGAGTGGCATTACGAACGGACGTATTTCGTTCACTATGGTGTAGGTCCAGACAATGACAAGTATGTCTGTCTGGCCAAGACGTTGAAGAAGCCTTGTCCCATCTGTGAGCATCGTGCGGAACTCACCCGTGACCCTGATGCTGATGAGAAGGAAATCAAGGAACTGGCTCCGAAGGAACGACAACTCTTCAATGTTATTGATGCCGACAACAAAGAAGATGGTGTTCAGTTGTGGGAGATGTCGTACCATCTCTTTGGCAAGCTGCTGGATAAGGCCGTTCGGGATGCCGATGAGGATGAGGATTTTGAATACTTCAGCGACCCGGAGACAGGATTTACCCTGAAACTCGGTGTTGAGGAGAAATCCATCGGATCGAATAACTTTTATGAAGTTAAGACGATCATGTTTAAGAATCGTGCTGAACAGTACGATGACGACATTGTCAAGGAATCGTACTGCCTGGATGAACTCGTCAAGATTGAGCCTTATGAGAAGGTCAAGGCGGCATTCCTTCAGATCGAAATGGAGGAGGACGACCAGGAAGAGGAAAAGTCTAAGAAGGAGGAAAAGCCCAAGACGAGAAAGCCCGAGACCAAAAAGGAAGAGAAGTCGGAACCCGAACCGGAAAAGGATGAGGGTGATTTCAGTCCTGGGGATGTTCTCAATCACTCCAAGTATGGGGAAGTGACTATCAAGAAGGTCAGCCCTGATGGAACGAAGGCAATTGTCGCTGATGAGGATGGTGATCAGTTGCGAGTGCTGACGAAGGACTTGGAGGCACCATCGAAGGGCACCGAATCGGATGACGACGATTGGGGTGAGGATGAGAGCCCTACCGAGGGCGATGGAGAATCCTCCGATGGAGACGCACCTTTCGACGACTCCAGCGATTCTTCTGACGACGATGACGATGATTGGAGCTAAGCCGTTCTCCCTTGAGGGGCACAGTCCTTTACTGGGCTGTGCCCCTACGATGTTTGCACAATGGATATAGAAGAAATCAAAGAAGCCATGAGAAAAAAAGAGAAACAGACAAGGACGTTGGATTGGTTGAGTAGTGGCAGTTCCCTTTTGAATTTGGCTTTGTCTGGGGATGCGAAAAGGGGCTTCTGTGGGGGACAGTACATCCTGTTTGTTGGGGACACAAGCAGTGGTAAGACGTGGTTTTCTATGGCCTGCTTTGCTGAGTCGGTACTGAATTCCGCGTTCAATGAACACCGCCTGATCTATGATAATGCGGAGAACGGCGCATGGATGGATATGGAGATGTTTTTCGGAAGAGGAATGGTGGAGCGATTGGAATCGCCAGGAGAAGATGCTGAAGGCGGGCCGATCTTCTCTTCCACGATAGAGGATTTCTATTACCACCTGGACGATGCTTTTGAGGAAGGAAAGCCATTCATCTACGTGTTGGACAGTGTGGATGCTCTTACCAGTCAGCCAGAGGAGAAGAAGTTCTTAGAGCAGA